TCTAGCATATTCTAGTTTCTCATGATGTAATTACTACTTCCAATCCATCAGACATAGCAAAATATCTCCATTCACTTAGTTGGGGATGTTGTTCATTTATATATAGATATGTAGGATCAGAAGTAAATCTACTTTTAAAATCCTCATACTCTAGGAATGAATCATAACCTGAGTCATGAAATTCATCTAGGGTTTCAAGTGCTTCAATCATTATTTTTGTTCCTCCATGTTGAGCCAATTATAACCTATCTTTAATTCTGTGTCAAGTGGAACATTAAAATCTATATTATAATATTCCTTTAAAGATGTTATAACATTTGATGTGCCCAGTTTAAATATCTTACTCATCACATCTTCTTCACCAGGATAAACATCAGCTACGATTGAATCATGTACTGTGTTTATGAGTAAACTTTTTACCTTATGTTCTTGCATAAGTTTATATATATTGATACAAGCTAATGGTACTATATCAGCTGTAGCAAATCCTTGAACAGGATAATTTTTTATTTGTGTTCCATAACTAGAACCACCCCAAGGCATTCGTTCAGCATATGGAAAAGCATACTCTCTACCAGTAGGTAGTTTAACTCTTTTAAATTTGATTGCTTCATATTGCAAATTATCATGCCATTTTTTTATATCTTTATACTTCTCTAAGAATTTAGAATAATATTTCTTTTCATTCTCAGTACCAGTTACACCGCCATATAAAGGTTTAAATGTATGTGCCTTAGCATCTTGTCTTGATACACCAATAATATCAGCAGTGTATTTATGTACATCTATTTTATTTTTTATATCTTCCATACCTTGTTTATCTTGTGCAAGGAATACTGCAGTTCTAAATTCTAATTGTGCAAAATCTATTTCCATAATCTTACCATTTTCAAATCTAGATTGTACAACTTTACGAATAAGAAATGTAACTCCTCTAGGTTGGTTTTGAAAGTTTGGATCACGGCTAGATAATCTTCCAGTTGCAGTAACTGCTTGCATAAACTTAGGATGTAATAAACCTTTTTCATTTGTAAATTCTTTTAAGCCTGCAACAAATGTATTTAGATAAGTATCTATAGCATTATATCTTACAATCGAATCTAAAAATTCTTTTAGTTCACCTTCAGCTTCTGATGCAATCTTAGTTAAAGTTATTTTATCTGATCTAAAACCTGATTCAGATACATCATACACACTTCTAGGTCTTTGATTGAATCCTGCAACTTTAGCTAACTGTGTATAAATAAAACCTAAGCCATCGCAGTCAGAACACTTAGTATAATTCTTATATGGACTTCCATCTTTTTTTATTTTCTGTATAACACATCTGCCTTTACAAGTAATACATTGACTTGCACTTGTCTTATATAGTTTTTCAGTATGCATATTAACTAAATCTCTAAATTGAGTTCTCGAAAAGTTTGGTCTTCGTTTGTTTTTACCAGTAGTTTTATCTACACCAATATTAAATAATTTAGCCCAATGTTTTTTATCTTTTGGTTTAACTGAATATATAATCCAAGATAATTGTTCAGGACTTGATAGAGTAATTTTAGTATCACCCATATATTTATACACAAGCTTACCAATCTTATCTTCTAAATATTTAAACTCAGCTCTATATTCTTTTTCTATCTGTGATAGATCATTTAAATTAATATTAATTCCATTACGTTCCATATTAATTAATACTACTAAAAATTCATTCATCATCTTAGCGGTCATAATTAAATGTTTATATCTAGCTGATTTAAAGTCTTGCATTTGAGAATCAAATAACTTTCTAGTTATTTCAACATCCATTCTCCCATACTCCTCAACTATATCTGCAGGAATATTTTCAAATGAAACTCCTCTATCCATAAAATCTTTTATCCTATCATCTTTAGATCCAATCTTTCTTCTTTGACAGCACATCTGTAGTGTTAAAGATTTTCTGATACCACAATTCAAAATATATTCTCCAATCATTGTATCATATACTCTACCTGAATATTTAAATCCTGCCTCTAATAACCACATCAAATCAAACTTAATGTTATGACCAACTAACAAAGTAGTCTTATCTAGTATACTCTGTATCTCATGATAGCAACCTTGATCTATTCTCTGTGAATGATTAGTAAAAAAGTATTTATCATTAATACCAACACTAACTAATATATTATTAGGATTAAATGGTAGCGGATCTAGTCCACCTGATTTTGTTTTTTGATATGATGTTTCTATGTCTACAACTGTTATCATTTATACTCCGTATCTGCTTATATGTCTTTGAATAATACATGCAATTTCTCCATGAAATCCATTAATCTTATTCTTAGATATAGATAAATTTCTATTTTTATTTTCTGGGTCAGACTCTAGATGTCTACCTATACCAATAATTAAATCAGCTTCAGCTGCTTTTCCTGTTTTAGAATTTTCCATCATATCAAATGATATGTGATCTCTATTCTGTGCTTCAGCAGAAGCTTGTGATACTGCAATTACTAAACATTTTCTTCGTTTTGCGATCTCTCGTGCACCTGTATAAATTGCTCTAAGTTTTTCATCTGTTCTATTAAACTTACCATTGACTCCAATCTTATCTAACTGATCTATAACAATAATATCAGGGTTATACTTCTCACAATGAGCATCAATATTATCTAATGTCCAATCAACTGTATCAAACATTTTAATTTTATTTTTAATTTCAATCCAGGATTGATTAGCAAGTTCTATATTTTTTTCTATGGTATATCTATCCATTCCAGTATAACAACTAATAGCACGCATCTGCGTTCTAACGGCAGGTTCCTCATTTATAAATGCATGAATGTTTGCACCCTGTCTTGCAAAACCAAAGGGGCCTGCACATAGGCTTACCCAAAATGCAGTTTTTCCAGTCTCAGGTCTCGCAAAAATGATTGCTAAATTCCCTGAGCCTAATCCATCTATTCTATTTTTTAAAGAATCTATATTAAACTTCCATCTAGAATTTACTTGTAATGCTTTTAATACATTAGGTATTTCATTAGTAACTGGTGGCTCATCATCATTAATTAAATTCTCTTTATACTTTTCAATTAATGTAGTAATAGTATTAAAGTTTGCTTCTTTCCCATTAAATATTTCTGTAGCTTCAACTGCAATCTTCTGAGCAATATCTCTTTCCTTTAAGATTCTAATTATATCTTTAGCTAGATCAGGTGATGGCTCTGCAGTTTCTTTTATATCTTGTATAATATCACTAAACTTTTCTTTAGCCGCAGTTGTTAATGCAGGATTAAATACAACTGTATGCATACTATATAATTCTTCAATCTTTAAATCATCTTTGTATCTATTGTGTCCTTGTTTAATTGTATCATATAATGAATTCAAGTCTCCTTGAAATAGAGTTGGTGATATATTACTTTTGTTTTCTGTGTAAAAATCTTTTTTTAAAAGCATCTTAATTAATTGTTTCTCTACCATTTATATCTCCTATAGTTTGTGATGTTCATTCCAGCAATCAGACATATCTGCTACTTGTTCTTCGAGTTGCTGTATTCGTAACTCTTTGATTTCAAGTTGTCTTCTGAGTTCATTGATTTGTTTTACTAAATCAAGTTCTCCTCTATACTTGTCGTCCATAAAATAATTCCTCCACTTGTTTTGTATTACAATATTTTAAGTCTTCTGTCAATGGTTTAACATAAACATTCTTAAAATTCTTTTGTTTTAATTGGCTAGCAATATTATATGCTTTGGTTGTTGCGTCTCTATCTAAACATATATATAAATTTTTATATGGATTTAAATGATTTAATTCCATTTTACCTATTGATGTACCCATAATAGCTATACCTGTTAGTATATTTGATACTGCACAAGCTGATGCACAATCCTCAACAATAACTGCGTCATTACAATTACCTGATTTAAAAGGTACATTTTTATTTCCATACATAAACCATTTAGGAAATACATTTTTATTTAAAGCACGCCCCACCGCACCTACAAACTTATCTGTATATCTATTCTTAATTAAGAATACAACTCTATCTTGTCTTACATCATACTTAATATCTGCTCGTAGCCAAGCCCAAGCTTCCCAACAATTATTGTTATGTAGATATTCCATAGCTTTTTCATTTGAAAATACTGATTTAAAACTTTCAGGTATTACAAATTCTGTTTGTTTAATTATTTTTTCTTTAGGTTTAAATGTTGCTTGAACATAGCTCATATTTTTTTCTCCTTGATGTTTGCCTTTGGCTTTGCATGACGCATGAAAACAATACCACCCATAGCTATTGTTCATAGTATCTACGAGTAATGTATTTTTGTTATGGCAAAAAGGACAATCAATTCTTATCTTAATATCAGATGGAATCAATAATCCTTTTATAACTTCTAGTTGTTGTTTATAATTCAATGTTAACTCTCAAGTTCTTCGTAAGTAATTGTATATCTTTTTTTATTATAAAAATT